CTCTATGAAATCTATTACGTTATGTTCAACGCCTTAGAAAAGTGTACTTCTGTTGTATTGAAGAAACATAACCATTTTAGACGTATGATAGAGAAATCGAGTGCCAACCGTTCCTGAGAAGCAAATCGACAAGGTAACTCCCCCCAGAGCATAGACAGCAAATCTATGTGTTCGGCTGAGATTACGAAGTCATATACGTTAATCGTGGGTGATAAATCTTATCGCGAAATGAAACCACCTCCCTGTCTCGGAGGGGCAAAGAGAGTAGTTAATAGTCCAACGTAAGTTGGTTCGCTGTTGCTATGATTCGGTGAAATGGAACTTTAAGATGCAAGGCAGCGATCGTATGAGGTGGAATTCCTCCAGTATTCGCGCACTATAAACAGAAGTGGAGACAGCAAAGTCCCTTGATGCATATATGGAAAAAGCCGTAAATCGCAAGCAATAATGCAGAAAAAGAGTTATGGAGCTCTTAGATTTCCGATAACGCACTACTACAAATGTCTATACTATGTAGCAGAGAGCAGCCCCTTGTAATGATCAGGTGTTTAAGGATATTACCGTGGGTATTGATTGTTCTGCACGTTAAAAAAGAACAGGGGTAGCTGTGCCTAACTTGGTATCGCAAGACCAAGTCACAACAGCAAGGCAGTAAGTTTTAGAAATATTTGGTAAATACTCGAGAACAACTGCACCTTATTAGGTTTCTATGAGCACTAGGCCGTGACCGTCGAAAGACGTAGCTACTCTGCCAACGAAGCCAACTTTTCAAGTGTACTGGGTAATATCAACTCAGTATATATTTACAAAACCTAATATCGTGTTTCATATTTGATGCTTGAATGCATAACTGGCATTTAGCGCTTTTGAACCTTTAGTATTGATGGGTAGTCTGTACCATACCGTTTGGTCACCCGTTATTGTGAGCTTCATTAAAGGAATATATCAACAACTAGCTATTAAAGTAAACGCGCTTCCCATGAGCATAGCACAACCAGAAAACGAAACAAATTTAGAAACACAATACAATTTTATATGGCAACTCCGCCTTGAAGGAGAATTATTCACCTTATGTCGTTAGTCAATCACTGACGATATCAAAAAGGACATAAGAAACATGACACCAATCGAAATTGAAAACAATCTGAACCCGATCCGTGGTTTGGTCATGAACATCAGTCGTGCACTTCCGACTGGAGCACAGTATTTCACTGTGGAAGCAACTGAAGTCGATAAGACTTTCGAAGAACGTAAGAATACCGTTATTACCAACCCCAAGAGTCCTGAGCTCATTATGAACCGTGGACCGCGCGTGATTACGATGCGAGGTCATAGCGTAATCACACAGGAGTTTACCCAGGATATCGATGGCAGCAATATCGTCATATTCAACAAGGGTCTCGGTGATGAGAATAAGGCCGCGATCGTAGCAGGTGGTTCTAATTTCCAGACTACCGATGACGCCATGAAGGACGCTCTTCGTGGTGAGCTGCGTATCTTCGCTGACGGTATCAAGACTGCCACTAAGGCTAATCAGCTCAACCAGAAGGAGCTTGATCGCTGGATGGCAGAAAAGACTCGTATTGAGCATTATTGTGACTCGATCCGTTCGGCTATCTCATCCAATTCGAAGAAGGCTGAAGAATACAAGGCACAGATTGCCAAGTTCAAGGCCGATCTCGACTTGACAGGTGAGGCACCGATATCTGTAACTATTGAAGAAGACTAATCATGGCTAACCAAGCAGAGAAAAATATGCTTGGTGCTGAGGACATGATTAAGTATCTACTGAAAGAACCAAAAATTCTACAGAAGATTCTTTTGAGTCTAAAGTCTCAGGCTCGTAGTTATACCGAAGTTAAGGTTGTACCAGAAGAAGAACGCATTTATATCGGCAAGTATAGCTGGGGTGGGTTCTCTGGATTCTGGCAGAACCTAATTAAGTGCTTCGATCATATCTCATATGACGATTTCTATATCAAAGTATGGGATGCTTTGCTGGAAATGTCTACTAATCCTATAGTCAATGAAGCTATCCGTGAGGGCCTTTCTCGGGAAGTACTTCTACAGGGTATTCATGACAAGGATCAGAACATTCTTCATCGCTTTTTCGACGTATGTCGACATCTTACAGACGATGGGTACTGGCGCGACCGAGGGACGAAGGGCAATGCTGCTCCTTCCCACCATATTAATGGTTGTCCATACGCAGGCGGCGTAGAAATCGAGGTGGAAACACCTCAAAAGAAACACGGCTATGTCACAGTACGTGATGCAGTCGGTGACGTATTTGAGATATTGAATGTACACTGGATAGGTGGACGTCACTAAGTGAGTCAATAACCTCTGCGGGGGTTAGTGGAAAGGTCTGCGGGCTGGAACACAACAGTACAAACTAAGTGGCTAAATTTATCTTGTGGTTAGATATTTTAGAACTCACAAAATAAAGATTTATAGTATACAGATTACGGAACTCTGCGGGGGGCCAACAGTAATCTGTATACTATTCCAATCTTTAACGATTCGCACCGTTTTAGATTGCAGGGTAGATGATGATCTCGGATTCGTTATAGTTAACATGTTTCACTTTAAAATCAAACGCCTATGACGAAATCAATTAAGATGAATGCAAGTAACATTCTTAACATTAAGAAGAAGATTGATCAGGAGATCACGAAGTATAGCCATATTATCCGCGAGGAGAATATAATGTCGAACAAGGCTATAGCAGCAGGTAAGGGCTCCGGCTTTGACCTGAAGAGTCTGTATAACACTATACAGCAGATGCGCAACAAGCGAATCATGCTTAAGGGTATGATTCAGTATTTGAACATTGGTCTTACCACGTTTAATTACGAAGATTTTAAGAAGACTAATTATTATGCCATCTTCTCGGCTTGTGAGGCCAAGGAGGATATCACCTTGTTGAAGATGATTAAGACTCTGGATCCTAAGACTAAGGCTCAGAAGGGTAAGAAGACTCTTGCCTGTAAGGAGACTTTCTCTAAGGAGAAGATTGCTCAACTGATTCACGATCAGCAGCTTGAGGCTAATAAGTTTGATTCAATGCTCGAGAAGTTCAATACGAACAGTAGTATCGAGATTGATGAGACTCAGAAGGATAACTTCAAGGAGTACTTGGCAGCGTAATATAGTTGGTTAGAGTGACACTAACCACACTGGATCATGGTGTAATGGTAACACTACAGGTTTTGGTCCTGTCATTGGAGGTTCGAATCCTCCTGGTCCAACTATGATATACAAACAAGATTATAAAGTTGTTGTACATTGGGATACTAATGGCAACATGTACTGGGAACTCTTTCGAAAAGATGAACCAGTATTAGTGAGTGAAGAAGAAAAAGAGCTCGTAAAATCCGTTTTAAAGCTCGAGTAATTAACAATTTTAAAACATTATCAAAATGAGTAAGAAGAATACCGTGGCAACTCCTCAAGAGAAGGAGACCACACAGCAAGTATATAAGACACCTACAGGTAAAGTTGTAACTCTCGAAGAGAAGAAGAAGCGTCGAGAGGCACGTGAACAAGAGTATCAGAACTTCCGCATTAACGCATTGCGCCGCAGAGCAAAGCGAAAGAAAATGTCCGAAGAAGATACTAACAAAGCTATAGAAGCTTTGAAGAAGCAACTCGATACTCCGAATAATTACAATATACTATTGTTCTTCAACCCCAACAACGCTAACCTGGTTAAGGAAGCATTGTCCAAAGAGGGTATTATATGGAAGATCATGGGCTACAATCCCCGTAAAGAATCTGACGGTTATATGTATATCGTCGATGCCGATCAAGAGGTACTAACTACTATTCGAGAGATAGTTCCTCCTGGTACTAAGGTTCATCCGTATGTGAAGAAGAAGCCTTCTATACTTCCTATTACTGTTTCTGACAAGAAGAAGAAGCCTAGCAACAATAACAAAAATGTTGCTGCTAAGGCCAAGAAACTGCGTAAGGATATAAAGTCACGCAAGATTAAGACTGTTCCTAATGAATCTTTAAAGGGTCCAATGTGCTTCCGCAAGCGTGTAAACGAGATGCGTAAGTCTAAGGCTCAGCGCACACGTGAAAAGGAAGAGCGTAAGGCAAATGGCATAACTTACCGCACACGTAAAGCATATACTGGTCCGTTTGCAGGCAAAACAGCAATAGAAAAGAAGAAAATTTCTGCCAACATGAAGGCACACGCTCGTTCTGTAAAAGAGTCTAGGATCGCTTTGAAAAAGCAGACTGGTACAACTGTACCTCTGACGTCTAAGAAAGGCTCTACGGGCTCAGAAAAGGCCTCTACGACCATCAAACAAGCTGCTTAACATATGTTTAACTTAATAAGTAAAATGATATGGGACATAGCAGTATTCGTCCTGAGGTGCGTCGAAGAAAAGTAGCCGCCCTTGCAGCCTATAGTCGTCAGTTCTCCGTTAAGAATACTAAGAAGGGTATATCGGAGAAGATCAACCATAAGTTGTACTATGGTGATCTTAAGGATGCTATAACTAATCCATTCACTGGACATAAGTTTGTACCTACTAATCCTCATCCTATCCCATTGGGTCGCGGTAACGCTACCATTACAGGTTATGAATGGGTTGAACCAGTAGGTATGTTGTGGGAACACAAACGATACAAGCAACCAAAACGTATCATGAAATGGAAAAACCGTAAATACAGTATTGTTAAATCTTACAGTAAATCTCCAGAAATGTCTGTAGGAACAAAGTTTAATAAAATTAAACGAAACGCATGTAATAATTTTGCATGGGAGATTCCGGCAAACAAACCTGGATTTATACGTTTATTTCCAAACTATCCGTACACAATCAAGCCACTTACCAAAGAGGCTTATTGGGAGAAGCTTGTTGAGCATAAGCTCAAGAAGTGGGAAAAGAAGAATCCCAAACCAAACCAAGACCTCTTTGAGAGCGTTGAGGAATGGGAGCAGAAACGTTTTGTAGCAGAACAACGATTCAGAGACTTCGTCGTCTCTGCGTACGACAAACTATTACTCACTGGCCGATTTAAGACCAATGAGTCTAAATTTAACGAAGAGAAAGTAGCTGAAATTAAAGACATTAATGGCGAAGGCCATAATGTTAATCAGTTAGACCCAAAAAAGTCAAAGCTTATAAAGAAAGCTCAGAAGATAACTGATGAGACTAAGGCAAAAAGGCCTAATCTTGTAGCTACCAATCTTCGTGACCATAAGCAGCATAAAGGTCGTATAATACTACCAAAGGCTGCTTAACATAAGGGTACACTACCAGAGTCAATATACACATGTTATAGGAGCGGGGTTCGCACAGACCCGACTTGTGTAGACGTTAGGATGGTTCTTCGTGGGCATTGCCAAGCAAGCCCTCGCGAAACGGAGAGAGGTTCGATCCCTCGGTGTATACAACTAACAAGTAGAAGCATGATAATTAAAAACTTAATTGTACATACGTACGATATAGAAGTCTTTGAGAATTGCTTCCACTGCGTCTGTAAGAATACTGAAACGAACCAGATATATAAGTTCGAAATATCAGAGAGAGTCAACCAGTTAGAAATGCTGGTTGACTTCTTTCATTATAACAACGAAGATAAGATGTTCTGTGGATATAATAATCATCATTACGATGATGTCATTATAAACTACATAATAGATTATTATTACAAAATGGTACAAATGCCATACTGGAAGGTTTGTAAATCATTATTCAATTTATCACAGACAATAATTGAATCCGAACAAGGTGGGGATATCCCATTCAAGAAGTGGAAGTATGCAAAGTACTTCTATTCAATGGATTTACTTACTATGCAATTTAGCCAGAAACTTCGTGTAGGTTTGAAAACAATGCAGACAACAATGCATTATAAAAATGTACAAGAGTATGACGGTGATTTTAGTCTTCCCATTCCTTTGAATGAGATAGATGAAATGATTGCATACAACATTAACGATGTTGAATCTACTACAGAACTCCTAAATAGATTAGCAGATCAAATCGAACTTCGTCTTTTTATAGAGAAGGAACACGGTATTGATTGTTTGTCTATGGATTCTGTAAAAATGGCAGAGACCTTTCTACTTGAGAAATACTCAGAGAAGTCAGGTATTCCTAAAAATGTTATAAAGGAAATGAGATCTCCAATGGATTATATACCATTGAAAGATGTTATACTGCCATTTATAAAATACAAAAACCCAAAGTTACAGAGCGTCTTAGAGGATATGAAGAAACAGGTAGTATACTCTAAGGAGCGAAAAGGCTACGAGAAGAAGTTCGTTCTCTCGAATGTGGTATATTCTATAGGAGTTGGAGGAATTCATTCTATTCATACTCCTAAGATATTCCTCCCAAAAGATGATGAGGTGATTGGGCACGCAGATGTGGCGTCGATGTACCCGTCCTTGCTTATTGAATATCAATGGGGTCCTCGTCATTTGGGAAAACTATTTTGCGATCTATTTGCCGGATTGAAAGCCGAAAGGCTAGAAGCAAAACATACTGGTCAGAAAACTAAAAACTTGTTTCTAAAGATTGTGCTCAATTCTCCTACTGGTAAAATGCAGCAGGAAGTAAGTTGGATGTACGATCCTTTTAATGTTTTTAAGATAAGAATAAATGGTCAATTAATCCTTCTTTTGCTCGTAGACAGGCTTTTAGAGCTTGGATGTGAAATTATTCAGGTCAACACCGATGGTGTTGTCTACAAGGCTAAAAAAGGGCTTAAACAGGCTATTTCAGACGCTATTAAGGAAGTGGAGAGCCTTACACGTCTAGAATTCGAATCTGATGAGTATGAAGCATTCTATCAGTACGCCATCAACGACTACTTTGGTGTCTTGAAGGGCGGAGAAATAGAAGAGAAAGGTATGTTTATCACTAAAACTAAGCTTGGCAAAGGCTTGTCCCCGGTAGTAATACCGAAGGCAGTGATAAACTACTTTGTGAAAGGAGAACCAATTGAAGAAACTATTAAATCTGATAGAGATATCAGGGACTTTCTTATGAGCCAAGCGGTTGATAAGAAGTTTGAAGTGTGGCACGGGGAACATCGAGTGCAACGCATTAATAGATTCTACGCAAGTACAAATGGATATTCGTTATATAAACGTAAGTATAACGAAGATGCAGGAAAAACTTATAAGTGGGAATTGTCTAACGCAGGACCCGCTGGAGAATATACTGTTCCAGAGTACAACGAACAAAATATGCTAACGAAATCCGGGGTAACTATCCTGAATAAGTTTGACGATCGACCGATAGAAAATCGTAAGATCAACTATCGTTACTATATCAGTGAAGCAAAAAAGATAGTTGCCGACTTCACTGAACAGCAACTAGAATTGTTTAGTTTATGATAATAGAATTAAACACAAAAATCCTGGATGAATTTCCAGGATTATCTATGAATCAGCTAGTATTCCTAAGTATGGTATTGGGTAAGAATCAACCAAAATATCAAGACGTCCGCAATGTTATCAGCCTTATAAGCGACGACGAAATATCATGCTTAGTCTCTCAAGAACTAGTAACCGCGATAGAGAGCGGTGAGTCAATTACATATCAACCGACAGATAAGCTTAAAGAAGCAGTTCAACCAAAGAAGGACTACTTTGATCTGTTCTATGATATGTACCCAGTGTATGTAGTACGTAAAGATGGAGTTAAATCCTACTTACGAGCCAACGTAAACAAATGTCGACATTTCTTCAACACTAAATGTGGAAGAAGCCAGGCTATGGCCGAACATTTAATTAAGTGTCTCAATTATGAGATATCTAAGAGGATGCGAGAAGGTAGTTTGGGTTATATGATGACTATGTGGAATTGGCTAACACGAAGTCAATGGGAAGCGATTGAAGAAGAGATGCAGAATACAGAACAAACTGTAAATACCTATGGAACAGACATTATCTAATGTTGTCAGACCAATCAGTGTAGTTGCACAGGAAACTATCAACTATATTGAAGGTCGTAGAGAGCACAAAGTTGTTTCTCTCAAGACTAGATGGAAGAAGTTTAATAGGCAGTGTATGGGAGGCATTGAACCCAATGTTGTTATTACCATACCAGGCATATCTGGATCGGGTAAGAGTAGTTTTGCTAATCTTATTCAAACTGATATCATAGATCTTAATCCCTCTGAAAATGTAATTGTATTGAACTTTACCTTAGAAATGGTTGGATTTAGGCAAGTTGGAAGAACGCTTTCTAATAAGCTCAGGAAAACGACTTCGACTTTGTATAGTTCGGAAACGGACCTTGACGACTCCACATTTAAGGATGTAATAAAAGTATGCAACCAGCTAAAGGAGTATCCTATCTATTTTGTAGATACACCAACAACTCCCATGCAAGTTCAAGAGATTATATATAACTTCTATAATACACACGTTAAAGGTACAGGGAAACATTTCGTGATCTTATACGATCATGCTCTGTTAACTAAACCTATTGGCACCGTGTTAGAGACGATAGCCGAATTACAACGTGTTTTTATTCAGGTAAAGAAATTGCCACTGACGTCTGTTATACAGATTGCCCAAATGAATAGAAATATAGAGGCTCCAGAGAGGATTAATAATCCACTATCGCATTATCCTATGCGTAGTGATATATCCTCGTCCGATGCGATATTCCAGGCGTCAGATTACGTCCTGGTCATTCATAGACCTGAGATGTTAGGCATATCAGAATATGGTCCAAATCATCTACCTACACAAGACAAGGTTTATATTCACGTTTTGAAGAACAGAGATGCTGGTAAGCCTTGCATACTCGAATTCGAGAACGACCTTATGTATAACAATCTCCTTGAATGTTAATCTATCGGACATAGTATTAACATTTAAAAGAAAGGCTGAATTATGACAAAGTATACTTTTTCTCTTAAGAATAACAACAATAACATCTTTTCCACTCCCAGTTATAAGTCTACAGACTATTCTAAGGTTCTTGATGACCTCATTGCTGCTGATATAGCTGAGAAGAATTCGTGGTTGTATGGTAGTTATTATACTACTATTAATAACAACCCCAAGATTAAGATTACTCTGAAGAATAACGATTTGTTTGATAATCTTGAAGAAGCTTTCATCTTTGGTGGTAAGAAGAAGTACAACATTACGTTCAACGATGCTTGCAAGTTCCTTGCTGGTCTGAAGTTGAACTGTCCGTTTAAGAAGAATACTACTTATAAGTTGTCTAGTGGCGACTATATTGAGGTGACTGATGACTATATCCACATCAATGATCAGATGTATTTCTTTAACCTGATGGACGATACTTTCTTCCTTAACCTTGGTGAGAAGATGAAGAAGACTATCGCTACTATTTATATCGACGGTCTGAAGATTACGATTAAGAAATAATTTAGTAATACGAAAAATTATGAGCTTAGTACTACCTACA